ATCTATAGCTACCTTAGATTTTCCTGTACCCATCTCCATAAACAGGGCATAATACTTCGCGGACCACGATTCGTTTAATGCTTGTTCCTGATGTTTAAACGGTTTTGTTTTAAATTTATATTTTTTCATATTTACCTCTTGACTAAAGGAATATATACGAATATATATAGTAATGTCAAGACCTGAAAAGGTTTTTAATCGCGAAAGAGAAAGGACGATAAATGGACATAATGAAGAAACTACAAGAGGACGCCAAGCAAGGCTCCTTATTTTCCAAGCATACGTTAGATAATGAAGACTTATCCACGCTTACTGGATTTGGCGATGCTATAGTTAATCAAGAACTTTTTGTAAAAGAGTTAGAAGAAAAACTTAAAGAAGAGAAGAAGAAGTTATTAAAGATGACGGATGAAGACCTACCCGCTTTAATGACAGAAGCTAATGTCTTGGAGTTTACTCTTAACGATGGATCAAAAATAACTATTAAGCCACAGTATGGGGGTTCTATTAAGGTAGACAACCGTCCTGCGGCTTTTGAATGGCTAAGGGAGCACGGACATGACGACATTATTAAAAACACCATATCTTGCCAGTTTGGACGCGGAGAAGATGATCTTGCGTCTTCGTTCAAGGCCTTTGCCGAAAAAGAAGGTTACATCCCGAACCAAACCGAAAAGATCGAACCCATGTCATTACGGGGTTGGATTAAAGAGCGTGTTGAGAAAGGTGAAGAGTTCCCAATGGAGTTATTTGGGGCGTATGTTGGTCAACGAGCCGTTATTACTAAAGCGAAAGGAGCTAAAAATGGCTGAAGCGAGTAAATCAGTGGCTGAAAAGAAAGCCACAAACGTAGTAGCATTTGATTTTGCTACATTAAAAAAAGACGTAGGGAAGGGAAACGAGAACGTCGGCAAGGAAGATCTTGCTCTACCGTTTCTAAAAATACTATCGGGTGTTGATCCAATGCTTGATAAGCTAGAAGATGCTAGAAAGGGCGACATTTATAATAGTGTTACAGAAGCCTCATATAGCGGCAAAGAGGGCATTGTAATTGTTCCAGTAGCTTATCAGCGTGAATTTCTCCGATGGGCCCCCAGAGGGCAAGGGAGCGGCGCTCCTACGGTCTACAAGACCCGACAAGAGTGCCCAAAGACAAATCGGTCCGAAGAGGATAATAAAGAGTATGTTGATGATGGTAGCGGAGATTACATCGAAGAAACTCATCAGCACTTTGTTTTGATGCTTGGGAAAGACGGAACGGCAGAAACAGCTCTGATACCGATGAAGTCTACACAGCTTAAAAAGTCACGCAAGTTTAACAGCATGATTATGGCTCAATGCCAGAAAGACGGTTTTGCTAGATTTGCGTACAAGTTTAGGCTAAAGACCCTAGCCGAGCAGAATGACAAAGGTTCATGGCACGGTTGGGAGATGCAACTCGAGGGTCCTCTTCTAAGTGAAGAGACAATGAGCAAGAGCCCCGCGCAGTTTCAGAAAGACCTAGCTACTTACGAACAGGCTAAGACTTTTTCTGAAAGTGTTCAGGACGGAGTTGTAGAAGTTAAGCACCAACAAACCGAAGGTGCTTCTAACGAACAAATACCATTTTAATTAAGGGCGGCGAAAGCCGCCTTTTTTAACGGGAGATATTATGTCGTTAGTAGAGAAATTTGCCACTATCTTTGACGGTCTGCAACTAGCGTATGGCACGTTTAAGATAGATAAGAAGCAATTAAATGGTAAGAGCACGGGCCGAGCCGCCATCATACGCGAGCCACGGACCACAGAGCTATGGGAAGGACACTTGTCTGGAAAAGGACGAGGGGTTGGTATTATACCCATAAACGAAGACAATAAGTGTGTTTGGGGGTGTATTGATGTAGATCAGTACCCCTTAGACCACAAACTTCTAATAGAAAAGATACGAAAGATTAAACTGCCTTTGGTAATATGCCGTTCCAAATCAGGCGGAGCGCATTGTTTTCTGTTTTCTACAGAACAACTAGAAGCTAAGGATATGCAAGCAACGTTACAACAAATGTCTGCCGCTCTCGGGTATGGGGGTAGTGAGATATTTCCAAAGCAGATAAAATTACATTTAGACCGTGATGATGTGGGTAATTTCCTAAACCTGCCGTACTACGATGCCGAGGATGGTCTACGGTATGCTATCAAAGATGACGGTACAAGTGCTACTCTCGAAGAGTTTATAGAACTGTATGAAGAGTATAAGCAGACCCCCGAGCAGATACAAAAGCTACAGACGGGTGAAATAAAAGAACAACAGCCCCTGAAAGACGGACCACCGTGCTTACAGATACTATCGCAGAACAAAATATCTGAGGGTGGACGGAACAACGGCTTATTCAACCTTGGCGTTTATCTACGCAAAGCCTACCCCGATAGTTGGGAAACAGAGATACTGACATACAATATGCAGTATCTTGACCCGCCTTTGCCTCTTAGTGAGGTTAATATCGTGGCAAAACAGTTGGAACGCAAAGAATATGCCTACAAATGTGGTGATGCCCCTATCAATGCGTACTGCAACAAAACTTTATGCCTTACCCGAAAACACGGGGTAGGGGCGGCGGTACAAGGCGCGGTGATTGCTAATCTACGCAAATACAACTCTATCCCGCCCGTATGGTTTCTCGATGTTAATGGTGAGCCCTTGGAGATGGATACCGATGGTCTTCTTAATCAGGCTATCTTTCAACGGTCTTGTATGGAGCAACTTAACTTTATGCCCCGTTCCGTTGCTCGCACAGCATGGGAAGGTAGAATAGGCGCCTTAATGCAAGAGATGAAGGATAATGAGAGCGCTATCATAGATGTGGCACAAGATGCCAGTATTAGCGGTCAGTTCTACGACCATCTGGAAGAGTTCTGTCAGAATATGCAACAAGCAGAAGACAAGGAAGAGATACTGTTGAAGCGACCATGGACAGATGATGAGGAGAAGAAAACGTACTTTCGACTAAAGGACTTTGACAGCTTTCTCAAGCGCAATAAGTTCTTTGACTATAAAGCACACAAGATAGCCCAACGTTTACGGGACTTAGGGGGTGAAAGTTCTCAGATAAAAATTAAAGGACGGTCCGTAAGAGTCTGGAAGATACCGTCTTACGATGCGGTAGATGTGGAGCTTTCCGCTCCTGAATTTGGTGGTAATGAAAACAAAGAGGTATTTTAATGTTAAAAGCAGATGGTTTAGATAAAGCGTTTATGGGCGTAGCTTCTCGTTTTGGAATGGACGATGTATTTGCCTATGATCTGGATAAGGTTTTAAAGATACTAATAGAACGCGATGGTATGTCCCCAGACGAAGCCCAAGAATGGTTTGATTATAACATTATCGGCGCATGGGTAGGGGATAAGACCCCTTTATTTGTAAAAAGATATAACAGCATAAAGGATGCAGTAGATGACCTCGACCTTTAAAGAACGAAACCTTGAGATGCACAGGCTCCGAAAGGAAAGAGCCATGACCCTTACCGCCATAGGTAAGCGTTACGGACTAACACGGGAGCGTGTGCGTGTAATAGTTAATAAAGTAGAAGAGCAGAATGCAAACAAAGATATTCAGGATATACGGACCACCGGGAACAGGGAAGACAACAGCCCTGTTGAATAAAGTGGACGAAGCTCTTGGACAAGGCATTCCGCCCTCAAAAATAGGGTACTTTGCTTTTACCCGCCAAGCGGCTTATGAAGCTTCCGAAAGAGCGTGTCAGAGATTTGGCCTTGAAGAGGGTCAATTACCGTGGTTTCGCACCCTTCACAGCTTTGCCTTACGGCTGTCGGGCATAAAAGCCGAACAGGTGATGCAGACCGAACATTATAGGGAGCTGTCTGAGGCCATCGGTATTAAATTAATGCCTGATAATACAAACGGTGACGATAATATATTTGAGTCCAATGCTCAAGCCGACCCTTATCTCAGCATTATAAACCTTGCACGGTTGAAAAAGATCCCTTTACGCAAGCAATACAACCAATCAAACAGCAACATCGACTGGTTAAGCCTGTCCTACGTCGCACGGTCCATGCAGAGTTACAAGAACAGGCTACGCGTGTATGATTTTACAGATATGCTAGAAGTGTTTGTAAAAGAAAGTTCTGTATTCTGCCCCAATCTCAGCGTTAGTTTTATCGACGAAGCTCAGGATTTATCCCCCCTACAATGGGATGTTGCACATATTATAGAGCAGCATTCGGACAAAATATACTGTGCGGGGGACGATGACCAAGCCATATACAAGTGGGCGGGGGCAGATGTAGAACATTTTATCGGGCTGAATGGGGGATACGAAGTATTAGAGCAATCGTATCGCGTACCACGCAACGTGCATCCCTTGGCCTCCCGTATCTCCAAGCGCATACACAAGCGTGTCCCAAAGAGTTATCTGCCTCGCCAAGAGGACGGTATAGTAAAGCGTATTAATGATACGTCTGATTTGGATATGTCAGAGGGCACATGGCTTGTATTAGCTCAGGCTAATTACTTCTTACACGGCGTTATAGATAATTTACGTTCTCAAGGATATCTATTTGCATATCACGGCAAACGGTCCATATCACAAAAGATAAGCGAAGCGGTTAATGGATGGGAGCAGATGCGAAAGGGTAAGTATATCTCCGCCCCCGTAGCGCGAGTGGTCTATACCTATATGTCAGTCAACAAAAGAATAAAAAAGGGCTATAAAAAGCTACCTCATCTTGTAGATGATGATACAGTATGTTTGGAAGATTTACGCAAAACACATGGATTACTGGCAACAAAAGATATGATTTGGCACGAAGCCATGGATAGAATACCAGATGGAGAGCGGGCTTACGTCACCGCTTTACTGCGACGCGGAGAGAAATTCAACGGTACGCCCCGTATAACATTGTCCACGATTCACGGTTCTAAGGGCGGTGAAGCCGATAATGTTGTACTGTTTACCGATGTATCCCCCGCCGCTTCACAATCCGCAGAGCAAGACCCAGACGAATTGCACCGCGTATTCTACGTTGGCGTAACAAGAACAAAAGAAAATCTATATTTAATCGAGCCAGAAGACGCATTGAGGAGTTACACAATATGAACAGGAAAGAAATACTAGCAAAAGCCGAGAAGATGATTAACGGCCCACGGGCCAAAGCCTACGGCGATGCTCACGAAAACCACAAACGTATAGCTAAGATGTGGTCCGTAATACTCGAAAGAGAGGTTACCGTATCACAAGCCTACCAATGTATGATAGCCGTAAAGCTCTCACGGCTCATAG